CTGCTCAGCGCTTTTTGCGTGCTGGCTTGGCGACGGCGGCTGCGAGCGTTTCGAGGATCAGTGCGCGCATAGTGACGCCGGTTTCGGCGGCGTGGACCTTGAGTTCATAGTGCAGCTCGTCGGAGACGTTTTTGAGTACGATGCTTGCCATGTAACAAAGACTATACATACTGTATGTGCAGTGTCAAGCCTAAAATGAGCCGGGACGGAAGTCTACTCCGCGCGGGGTGTGACTTCCTATCGACCGAAAGGCGTAGGGAGATTTGCGCGGCGAACGCATCCAAGCGGCGCACAATGAAGCCATGCGCTGGGTGGCGCACTCTTCATAGGCGTGGTCAGAGATGGCGACGCCAAGCAGCTTGCGTGGGGTCACGGCCGACCAGATGTCGAGCGGGCCTAATCTCGCACATCTCCTGGCCCCAGGCAGGCTGCGAAGCACTTCCTCATAAAAACATACCGGTTTGCAGACGGGGTCCATGGGCCAGGTACGGGTTTTGGTGGCAGTAAACGAGTTTGGCCGGCGGATCGGCGAAACGCACCACAACGCGCTGATCTCGGACGCCATGGTCGACCAGATACGGGAACGGCATGAAGACCACCGCCGCGGCTACCTCGAGATCTCGCAGGAGTTCGATATCGCGCTGACCACGGTGCGGAAGATCTGCACCTACGAGCGGCGGGCGCAGACGCCGGAGCGGTGGAAGACGATCCGGACGCCGAAGGATACCCGTAACCGCTGAAGCTTCGAAGATCATGGGGCATGCAGAGGTAACAAAATGCGGAATCGATACGGTTTTTGATTGTGGAACACCTTTCAAACGACCAGCTGCACGCGCTTTTGAGCCACGCCAAGGCCTCTCGCACTCGCGACTGGCTGATGATCCTGGTCGGCTATTGGCACGGCCTGCGCGCGAGCGAAGTTGTTGGCATCACAGCCGGTTCGATCGCCGACGGGCACCTGACGGTGGCACGGCTGAAGGGCTCAATGAAGACGGTCCAGCCGCTGGTCGGGCACGCCGATCCGCTGCTCGATGAGGCTGGCGCGCTGTTTGATTACACCCTCGGGATGCACTCCAATCAAAAAATCTTCCCGGTTTCGCGGGTGCAGTTCTACCGGCTTTTTCATCGCTACGCGATCGCCGCGGGGATCGCGAAACGCAACGCGCATCCGCACATTTTGAAGCACTCGATCGCGATGCAAAGTATTGGCAGCGCTGGGATTGAGAACGTGCGCCAGTACCTCGGGCACAAGTCGCTCAGCTCCACCGGCGCGTACCTGATCGTCGACGATCTGACCGCCTCCGCGCGGGTGACCGCGGCCGCCGGCGCGACTGAAACCGTTTGATTGATTGATTTCCAGGAGTTGATTTCATGGCAGGACGCGGCGGAGCACGAACGGGAGCGGGGCGAAAGGCGAAGCCGACGCTGCCGGCTGCGGTGTCGAAGGGCGTGGCGGACGAGATCTTGCGCTTCCTGGCGCTGGAGAAGACGAAACACCCGAAGGCCTGCAGGTGCCTGTTGTGCCGCTGGCGCACGCTGTCCGACGCCGAGGATCTCCGGCTGCGCTTCCACGTAGAGAAGTCGCTACTGGACCGCACCCTGGGGCTGCCGGCGCAAACGGTGCTCAACAGGCTGTCGGGCAAGGTGACGCTGGAGCGGCTGATCTGCGGCGGAGGGGAAGAGGAGTAGTCGATGGTTCGAAGTGTGAAGATCAAACTGTTTCAACCGGGCAATAAGAAGTTTGTGGCCAGGCGGTGGGCCGCGGGGGCGGGGAAGTACTTCACCGAGGCGAACATCACGGCGATCCTCACCGAGTTCGCGGAGAAGGTCGAGAAGGCCATGCCTGACCGGTATCGCATGGTGCAGATCGGGCCGGGCGAGTTCAACTTCGTGCGGATCGCGCTGCCCGAGTGCGTGGCGCCGCTCATATCTCCGGAGCAGGTCGCGGCGGTCAAGGCGCAGCTCGAAGCGCAATGAGGTTCGGATCTGTGGGCTGCGGCAAGCAGGGCGTGCAGTGTGAGTTCTGCTGGCGCCGCGCCACGGCATATATCCGCGCGAATCGGGTCGGCGCGTTTCGTAGGGTCTGTGCGCTCTGTTACGGGCTGGTCAAGATACAGCACTTCAATCCATGGCCGCGAGCCGACAAACGCCGCGATCACCAAAGGGCAAGATGACCGAGGCCCAGCAAGCTCGCGCGAAGATCCAGGAGTGGCGGCTGGATCCGGTGAAGTTCGTGCGCGAGTGCCTGCACGCCGAGCCGGACGCGTGGCAGCTGGACGTGCTGGCGCTAATGGGCAGGCCTGGGCGCAAGCGCATCGCCATGAAGGCCTGCGCGGGGCCCGGCAAGACGGCTGTGCTGGCGTGGGCCGGCTGGCATCGCCTAGCATGCTTCGCTTCGCCCAACGAGCACCCCAAGGGCGCGGCTATCTCGATCACCGGCGACAACCTGCGCGACAACCTATGGTCGGAGCTGGCGCGCTGGCAGAATGAGTCTCCGTTCCTGCTGGATGCGTTCCAGTGGAACGCGCAGCGCATCACGGCCAGAGACCACGCCGAGACCTGGTTCCTGGCGGCGAAGAGCTGGGCTAAGACGTCGGACGTGGAAGCGATCGGCCGGACGCTGTCGGGCCAGCACTCGCGCTACCCGTTCTATCTGATCGATGAATCGGGCGACATTCCGCCCAACATGGTGAAGTCGGCCGAGCAGGGCCTGACCAGCTGCGAAGACGGCCTGATCATCACCGCCGGCAACACCACCTCGCAGACCGGCCTGCTGTACGACGTGACCACGCGCGGGCGCAGCCAGAGCGATGACCAGGGGAACCCGCTGTGGGAAGTCATTTCGATCACCGCAGATCCGGATGATCCGAAGCGCACGCCGCGGGTCGACATTGAGTGGGCGCGCCAGCAGATTGCGCTTTACGGCCGCGACAATCCCTGGGTGATGGCCTACATCCTCGGGCTATTCCCGCCGGGCTCGATCAACCAGCTGCTGTCGTCGGACGATGTCGAGCGCGCGATGAACCTGCACCCGCGGCCGGAGACCTACAGCTGGGCGCAGAAGCGGCTGGGCACCGACGTGGCCAGGTTCGGCGACGATCGCACGGTGACCTTCCCACGCCAGGGCATCGCGTCGTTTACGCCGAAGATCATGCGCCACGCGCGCGACTCCGCGGTGTCGGTGAACATAGCCGGCAGCGTGATGGCCAAGAAGATCGATTGGGCGGAGACCACCGCATTCGGCGAGGAGGAGATCCTGTGCTTCTTCGACGACACGGTGGGCTGGGCCCACGGCGCCGTCGACGTGATGCGAGCTGCAGGCCACAACGTCTACGCGATCCAGTTCAACGGGCCGGCGAACGATCCGCGCTACTTCAACCTGAGGGCGGAGATGTGGATGAAGATGGCGGATTGGGTGAAGGCCGGTGGATCGCTGCCCGAGATCCCCGAGCTGGTGCACGAGCTGTGCAGCCCCACCTACTTCTTCCACAACGGCAAATTCCAGATCGAGAGTAAGGACCAGATCAAGAAACGCCTGGGGCGGTCTCCGGATCTCGCGGACGCGCTGGCGCTGACATTCGCGATCCCGGACATGCCGGGCGGCATGACCACGCTGCCAGGCATGGGCGCGCGAGCGCAGCCGAAGGAATACGACCCTTACTCAAGGATCTAGGCTGGCTCGGGCGTCTTGGCTGCCTGCATCGCGGCCTGGCCAACCTGGTACGGCATCCACTCGCAGAAGGGGAACGTTGGGCGATCGCCTTCACCCTGGTACAGGCACACGCTCAGCTTGGGGGATAGTACGCCGTTGGCGTCGAACGTGACGAGGTTGACACAATCATCCCCCCACACCCAGGTGATCATGGCGGCCTGGGGCTGAGTCAATGGGTCGGAGGCGACACCCTCGGCGTCCAGCACCCTGCTGTCCGCTATATCGCTCGGGAGGAAGTACAGCGGCCAGAACCAAACTACGCGGCCGTTGGTTGGCTTGATCATTGTCGGAACCCCCTGTGGGGAGTTATCCTCACCCGCTCCGACGTCAGGCTGCGAAGCCACTAGCGCGGGTGAGGCTTATCCCCTTCACCCGAAAACGAGTGAAGCGTTCGAAGCAGCTTCGCCGTTGGCGTGGAAGCAGCGCCTCTCCTTGAGGATACCCGTAACGTATAAAGCCTGCCCTAGCCTCAGACCATGAGCACGCGGACTCTTATTCGGCGGGTCAGTCACTCGGAGATCCTCTGTGCTGCCAACGCACAAGAGCTGATCGACGAGTACGCCGCCGAGTGCTCAATCCCTCAAATCGGCAAGATCGACCAGCAGGGCGAGACCTACGCGCAGCTCGAGGCCGCGGGGCTGATGAGCTGCTTTGGCGTGTTTGATGGCGAGCGCCTGGTCGGGTTCGCTTCCGTGCTGATGAGCGTGCTACCCCATTACGGGCGCAAGGTGGCGACGGTCGAGAGTGTGTTCCTGGCTGCATCCCATCGCGCCGGCGGTACCGGGCGCGCCCTGATGGATGCGATTGAGGAGGAAGCAAAACAAGCAGAATGCGTGGCCATCCTCTACTCCGCACCGGCCTACAGCCGCTTCAACTATGTGCTGGCTGCGCTGCGCGCGTACAGCTGCACCGGCCTGGTTTATTGCCGGAGCTTCGCGTGAACGCGCTCGAATCGCTGAGGCCGTCGACGCCGCGGTACCAGGATTGTGAAACCTACGCAATGGTACCCGCGATCAGCCCGGAGCGGCTGGACCAGGTCAGGCGTTTTGAAGATGCGGCGATTCAGGCCCAGCAGCTGCCGATCGCTACCGAGCATGTGTTCCATGCCGGGATGTACGCGCGCACGGTGCGGCTGAAGCCGGGCACGCTGATCACCGGCGCCCTGATCCAGCGGGCGACGCTGCTGATAGTGAACGGCCGTGCGGACATGCTACTGAATGACGGATTTGCCGAACTGGACGGGTACAACGTGCTCCCAGCGTCGGCCGGGCGCAAGCAGGTATTTGCTGCGCGCGGAGATGTCGCTATGACGATGCTGTTCCCCACCACGGCCAAGACTGTGGAAGAGGCGGAAGCAGAGTTCACCAATGAGGCAGACCTTTTGCTCTCACGCCGGCAGGACAACGGCGACACAATCACGATCACCGGGGAGTAAGAGCATGAGCGACACAATCACGATCACCGGGGAGTAAGAGCATGAGCCGCATCAACAAGCTGGTCGTTTACACGAGCGAGACGGAACTGGCTGCGCACGCTGCCGGCTATCCGTGCCTGGTCAACTACAACCCGTTCACCAAGACCGGCGAGCTCGACGACGGTTGCGGCCACTACGCCGGCGTGACCTTCGTGGCTGTGGATCCGGAAAGCAGAAATCCCAAGGTGCCCGCGGGCGAGTTCGACAATGTCGAGTTCATCGGTTTCCCCATGTCGTCGGCCTTCGAGCAGGAATAGGAGACAAGCATGTCGGGACTCACCACAGCAATCGCGATCGCAGGTCTGGGCGTGGCCGGTCTGGGCACCGGACTCGCCGCGTACAACGGGATCAAGTCGAACAACAACCAGCAGGCAGCGCTGAAGAATCAGACCACGGCCACGCAGACGGCCGAGGCCGCGTCGCTGTCGACCGAGCGCAAGAACGAGACCGCCACCAACGCCGCCAACCAGCAGACTCCGGACATTTCCTCGATTCTGACCCAGGCCGCAAACGCTTCGAAGGTGGGCGTGGGGTCCACCATGCTGACCGGACCGGGCGGCGTGGGCGGCGGCTCACTCAGCCTGGGCAAACCTACGCTTTTGGGGTCATAAGACGATGGCAGACAACAAGCTTTTACGCCAGCAGGCACTCCTCCGCTGGGGGCAACTGAAGACCGAGCGCAGCAGCTGGTGGACGCATTGGGAGCAGATCACCACCTACATTCTTCCGCGCGCCGGCCGCTACTTCCGCCAGGACCGCAACAAGGGCGATCGGCGCAATAACAACATCTACGACAACACCGGGATCCGCGCGCTGCGCACCCTGGGCGCCGGGCTGATGGGCGGCGCTACTTCGCCGGCGCGGCCGTGGTTTCGGCTGGGCACACCCGACCCGGACATGAACGACTTTCAGCCGGTCAAGCTGTGGCTCGACGACGTGTCGAAGCGCATGCACATGATCTTCCAGAAATCGAATACCTACCGCGCGCTGCACCAGATGTACGAGGAGCTGGGGGCGTTCGGCACGGTCGCGTCC